TTCAATAACTTGTTTACGTTCAGATTAACATTATCATCAAAAGGTGTCCAATGAATTATCTTATTATTTTTCATTGTGTGATTGATAAAATGAATCCAAGAATTGACTTCATTAAAATAAACGTGATTATCTCTGTTTATAAAAATCTCCTCAATTGTTCTTCTTGAAGCATCAGTATGATGACTAATATGAAAATCTGTAACTGCTCCGGGTACAAATTTTACCCAATTTCCGTCTTTTGATGCGAGTCTAAACCTAATAACACTAGACCAACCAATTATAATGATATCATCTTTTTTAATTCTGTGTATATTTTTACACAAAGTTTCAAAAATAGAATAGTTATCATATCCACCAACTCCTAAATTTTCTGATTCAATTTTTAATTCATCACCTAAAAAATCACAATATACTTTTGGTTGGTACCCTTTAAAATCAATGTAACTTTTACACCAATCAACGTTTGGATTGTACCTTTGGGTGTAACTATCTCCAAAACACCAAAGTTTATTTGACATAATATGCGTTTCGTTGGATTTGTATTCCCGCAAAAAATATTAGCCACCTAAAAGAAATACCTACCGCTGGAGTAGTGATTCCGGTTTCAAAAAAAACATCATCCCTGTAAAAAAATACAATAGTTGGTATTATAAACCAATGGTGTTTTTTCTTATATAAAAACCAATCAGTTAAGTATTTGGGTTCTTTATTCGTCATAATTACCAGTTGTTCTTCTTAAAAGTTTATCGACATCGTCTTCTCTGTCTTTGAGTTCAATCATACGGATATAGTATCCATCTTCTTTCGCGTTAGGGTCTTCCGCTTTAACATTTCTGTCAAACCACTTACTGAACCACTTACCCTTGTATGCGAGTACTTGACATCTTTCACCGAATTCATCCGCATCTGATTTGTCTAATAATCCCTCACCAACAAGTTTATTTAAAACAATATCTTTAACCTTGTTGTAGTTCTGAATCTCTGCTGTTAGGTCCATCATCTTCTTTGATTTTTACTAATGATTTATATACAATGTGTGCTTCATCTAAAGAGAACATTCCATTTTTGTTACAATATTCTAAAGAGGCCTCAATCATTTTGATAGCCAAACCTTTGGTTAACTCATCAGTTAACCCATTTAATTGTTCTTTTGAGTGAAATTCTACGATTCCTCCAAATATACTTTCCATTTTACAATAATAGTAAATTATTTTGTAAATTCCAAATAATTATAGGTAGTATGGTTATAATCAATAACAAATCATTTCCCGCAGAGTATCTCGACAAACCAGATGACCTTCAGAAAGGTATGATGGGTAGAGATAGTTTAGAGGGTTGTATGGTCTTCAAAATGGGTATGGGTACTCATTCATTTTGGATGAAAAAGTGTTTAATACCCTTGGATATTGTATTTGTCAATAAGGGACGTATCAGTAATATCCATAGAGATTGTCAACCTTGTGATGTGGATTGTAACCAAAGATATTCAGGTATTGGTGACCACGTAATCGAATTTCAATCAGGTACGTCTAATGGATGGAAAATAGGTGACAAGGTTAAAATGTATCTTGGAACTCCTCAGAATCCTGTGAGATAGTTACCTCCACCGGAATTACAAAATCATATTTCACCCTTGGTTTCACTTTTTCAAATACCCAAAAGTATGAATGGTATTTTCTTGCGTGTTCCTGTTTTGTCCATTTAGTACCGAAACTATTGATTCTCACATTGTTATGAAGAACAAACATATCTCTTGGATAAAATCCAATATTGATAGCCATATTCATAATTAAACAATGTGTGAAGTGATTCTTTCCTCCCGACACAGTGTCCTGACATTTAAAAACCACAATACCGCCCTTTTCAGTAATTCTATATAATTCTTTCAATGTGTTATAGTAATTTCTAGTTAAATGACCATAACTTTCATAACCCTCATATCTTTTAGCAATGATAGAACTACCCTCTTTATTATCTCTATATGATTTACCCGCGATTACGAATGGTGGGTCGTACATAATACTTGTCATTGAACCGTCCTCGAAAGGTAAATTCTCGGAATCGGCTTGAATGATTGTATCATTTTTAGGAAACAAATCTGTCTTGATTTTAGGTCCCTTTAGGTTTTTCCAAAAATTACCTGAAGAATACGTACAATCAAGGTCGAACTGTTCAATATTGAACAGTTCGACCTTGATTGTACGTATTCTTCAGGTAATTTTTGGAAAAACCTAAAGGGACCTAAAATCAAGACAGATTTGTTTCCTAAAAATGATACAATCATTCAAGCCGATTCCGAGAATTTACCTTTCGAGGACGGTTCAATGACAAGTATTATGTACGACCCACCATTCGTAATCGCGGGTAAATCATATAGAGATAATAAAGAGGGTAGTTCTATCATTGCTAAAAGATATGAGGGTTATGAAAGTTATGGTCATTTAACTAGAAATTACTATAACACATTGAAAGAATTATATAGAATTACTGAAAAGGGCGGTATTGTGGTTTTTAAATGTCAGGACACTGTGTCGGGAGGAAAGAATCACTTCACACATTGTTTAATTATGAATATGGCTATCAATATTGGATTTTATCCAAGAGATATGTTTGTTCTTCATAACAATGTGAGAATCAATAGTTTCGGTACTAAATGGACAAAACAGGAACACGCAAGAAAATACCATTCATACTTTTGGGTATTTGAAAAAGTGAAACCAAGGGTGAAATATGATTTTGTAATTCCGGTGGAGGTAACTATCTCACAGGATTCTGAGGAGTTCCAAGATACATTTTAACCTTGTCACCTATTTTCCATCCATTAGACGTACCTGATTGAAATTCGATTACGTGGTCACCAATACCTGAATATCTTTGGTTACAATCCACATCACAAGGTTGACAATCTCTATGGATATTACTGATACGTCCCTTATTGACAAATACAATATCCAAGGGTATTAAACACTTTTTCATCCAAAATGAATGAGTACCCATACCCATTTTGAAGACCATACAACCCTCTAAACTATCTCTACCCATCATACCTTTCTGAAGGTCATCTGGTTTGTCGAGATACTCTGCGGGAAATGATTTGTTATTGATTATAACCATACTACCTATAATTATTTGGAATTTACAAAATAATTTACTATTATTGTAAAATGGAAAGTATATTTGGAGGAATCGTAGAATTTCACTCAAAAGAACAATTAAATGGGTTAACTGATGAGTTAACCAAAGGTTTGGCTATCAAAATGATTGAGGCCTCTTTAGAATATTGTAACAAAAATGGAATGTTCTCTTTAGATGAAGCACACATTGTATATAAATCATTAGTAAAAATCAAAGAAGATGATGGACCTAACAGCAGAGATTCAGAACTACAACAAGGTTAAAGATATTGTTTTAAATAAACTTGTTGGTGAGGGATTATTAGACAAATCAGATGCGGATGAATTCGGTGAAAGATGTCAAGTACTCGCATACAAGGGTAAGTGGTTCAGTAAGTGGTTTGACAGAAATGTTAAAGCGGAAGACCCTAACGCGAAAGAAGATGGATACTATATCCGTATGATTGAACTCAAAGACAGAGAAGACGATGTCGATAAACTTTTAAGAAGAACAACTGGTAATTATGACGAATAAAGAACCCAAATACTTAACTGATTGGTTTTTATATAAGAAAAAACACCATTGGTTTATAATACCAACTATTGTATTTTTTTACAGGGATGATGTTTTTTTTGAAACCGGAATCACTACTCCAGCGGTAGGTATTTCTTTTAGGTGGCTAATATTTTTTGCGGGAATACAAATCCAACGAAACGCATATTATGTCAAATAAACTTTGGTGTTTTGGAGATAGTTACACCCAAAGGTACAATCCAAACGTTGATTGGTGTAAAAGTTACATTGATTTTAAAGGGTACCAACCAAAAGTATATTGTGATTTTTTAGGTGATGAATTAAAAATTGAATCAGAAAATTTAGGAGTTGGTGGATATGATAACTATTCTATTTTTGAAACTTTGTGTAAAAATATACACAGAATTAAAAAAGATGATATCATTATAATTGGTTGGTCTAGTGTTATTAGGTTTAGACTCGCATCAAAAGACGGAAATTGGGTAAAATTTGTACCCGGAGCAGTTACAGATTTTCATATTAGTCATCATACTGATGCTTCAAGAAGAACAATTGAGGAGATTTTTATAAACAGAGATAATCACGTTTATTTTAATGAAGTCAATTCTTGGATTCATTTTATCAATCACACAATGAAAAATAATAAGATAATTCATTGGACACCTTTTGATGATAATGTTAATCTGAACGTAAACAAGTTATTGAA